TAGGTACCTAGCTATTTGTTGCCTACTGCCTAAGTTAAACTCAGGAAAAGCATAGTATCCCCATTGTACTTTTCCATCTATCTCATGCCATTCTGCTCCTTTAGCTAACTGGTTTATATAGTTGCTAGTCTTACCACCGTCTTTCTTATGTGTTTGCTTTAGGTATTTAAGTGGAGTCCATACAGGCAATGGTTTGAATACCTTTCGTACTTCATCTTCTGCTATGAACATCTCTTCTTTGATAGCAGCTAGTAGATGAGTAGCTTTGCGTAAGTCAAACTTCCAACCGTTCTGTGTTTGCTTGTGAGTTATCTGTGCTATCTTATGCTCCATCTCTAGTGCTACTTTAGACATACCTTTACCTGTCATTAGCTTATACAATTTAACAAGCACCTTAACATCCTGCTTACAATACTCACCCATCTCTTCTGTATACATAGACCAGTCATCATACTCACCCTTAGGGAAGTTCAATCTTGTACCCCAAGAAGCCAGAGAATGCCCTCCTTCCCTACTTGGATTGTCCAGACGACTCATGACTAAGGTATCTTCTACTTCACCCCACCATTCAAAGCCTAGGAGTTTACCTAGAACAGGCAAGTCAAAGCCTATGATGTTGTGTCCTATTAATACCTCAGCATTTATCTCGACTAACCAAGCAGGGAAATACTTAACTCTATCAGGTGTCCAGAACTCAGACACATCCTGTCCAATTACATGAGCAGCAATACAATGTATCCTACTAGGATTAAGTCCATCGGTTTCTATGTCAAATGCTACTTTCATTTCTTTTTCTTGGCAGCTCTCTCTGCTTTTCTGCGCATTAGTCTAGTAGATAATGTACCATCTTTTATAATTGATATTCTACCTTGACCTGTTAATGCTTTCTTTCCTCTTACATTTCTTCTTCTCATGATAGTAACTCCTCTAAGTCTACAACTACTTCAGTTATCCTACCTGTTTCGTTGTCATAATGTAGGTGTCCAGTTTCTCCTGTTTCACCTGTGTATCTGTTCTTAAGTATGCGCAGCTTAGTTACATTACGCATCCAGTCATCCTCGTGTTGTTGGTTACGCTCTAATGCTATAACTATATTGGATAACTGTGCGATACCTTGACTGCCACGCAAGTGTGTAAGTGATATCTCACCACCTTCTTCATGGGTAATACCTTGCTGCCTACTTAGATGAGAGATAACAAACAAACCTATGTTGGTTTCTACAACTACCTCACGGAGTTGTGTCATCAAAGCATCTATGTTTCTACGCTCATCACCTTTGTAATCACCTGACATAACTAGGTTTAGATGGTCCAGGATTATCCACTTGATGTTCTGTGCTTTAGCCATAAGCCTGATGCGACTGACTATCTTTTCTACTGACAGCTCCTTGCCTTCATACAATGACAATGCTTCTTCACCATCATCTCGTTTGAATAGCTTATCAAATGCTGTGGTAGCTTCATGCTCTGGAAAGTTCTGTCTGACTTCATCTAGGTGATAGGGTGTAGACAATTCAATACCTACTAAGCCATCGATAGTACGCTCGGTAGTTTCTTCTAGATGTATGATACCTACCTTGTCTTGTGTAGTAGTAAGTAGGTGATGTTCTAACTCTCTGATAACAGATGACTTACCCATACCTGTACCTGATGTCAAGGTAACTAGCTCGCCTAGTCTAAAGCCTTTGGTCTTTTGGTTAAGACATATCCAAGGATACGGTACTGATTGTACAGCAGGTCTGCTTATCCAACTATCTCGTATCTCTGTAGCACCTACTATATCACTAGGCATGTAGGTCTTGGCTCGCCACCAACAGTTCTCTAGTTCTCTAACTAATCCTGCTTGTAGCATGTCGCTGACATCTTTGTAACCATCTGGGTAAGACATTATCTTTACCTTGTCAGGACTGAATATCTCTAGTGCTTTGTCGATAGCTTCTTTACCTGCCTCGTCATTGTCAAAGGCTAGCACTATCTTCTCAAAGGAATCAACAAACTCGAATGAATCTTTGAGTGACTTGACTACACTTTGTGCGCCATTGCGTAGACTGACTGTCGCCCACTTGCCATTGAACACCTCGGCTAGTGACATACAATCTATCTCACCTTCTGTAATAGTTAGGTACTTACCTCCTGCATCCCATAGGCATTCACCAAACAAGCCTACATCTTTGAAGCTGCCTGATATGTGAAAGCCTTTAGTAGCTACATCACGGGTCTTCCATGCTGTAATCCTACATGACTTATCTGTAAATGGGTAGTGGTGTTTGATTATCTGACCGTTAGCTCCGTACTCTACCTTGACTTTGTACTTGGTAGCTATGTCTTTGGATATCTTCCTGTCAGATATTGCTGCGTGTACACCTTCGCTTGCTGCTTCTGTGGTTTTCTTGAACCTTGGCTTGTAGCTAGGTGTGCTGTTGTCCTTTGTAAATACATGGTGTCCGCAGGCAAAGCAATGTGCTGCTCCATCTTGGTATACTATTAGGTTATCACCTTTAGTATCACCACCTGCTTCTCTGCATTTCGGACAAGCTTCTCTATGGTCTTCCATATTATCCTCCTCTGATAATTGTAAGTGGTTACTTAGGGCAACCAATCCCACATACTTTGAGGAGGAGGGAGGCTAGGCATGTGAGCTAGCTACCTCTTCTCCTAATTATACTGGACTTGAATCAAAGAACTGGTCGTCAGCTTCTTTCTGTCCTTCGTATCCTTGACCCATTTCTAATAGCAACACACGCTTGGCATATGGAACCATGCCTGCTGTTGGATGCTCTTTAGTTGTGAACTCTACTCTAACTGTAGAGCCACTAGGTATTTCATCGTGCCAACGCTCGTTCCTTCCTGTAAAAACAGGTATGTCATAACGACTAGTGAACTTTCTGATTGGCTCTCCCTCATATTCTTTAACCTTGACTCCTGCTTTATCTAGTAAATCTGTATTGAATTTATCCAGAGTTATCTGCAAAGAATACTTATCAGTTGACTGTCCTTGATAGGTATCGAACTGAGTAAGCGAAGTGTTAAAGATAGTGGTTCCTTGTACTAACATATATACTCCTATGTTTTATTGAAAATTAAACTGCCATTCTAGATTGGCTACACAATCAGCGTAACCAATCAGGTATATCTCTTTGTTAGCAGCTTCTTCTTTATTATGTAAGGTAAACTTTCGCATGGGTTTATCATATTTACAGTCACGCCAGCCTAACTTGTAATACTTAGGCTTGTCACTTAAATACTCAGACTCATCCTCAATGTTTACCATACCATAATTTGTCATTTTGTCATTAGTTTATTGAGGTAGGCATTTCATTAACATACCTAGCCACATTTTGCTCGTGGAAAGGTAGTTGTTCTAACGCTATTGATAATAGTTTCTCTGTTGAAAAACTTTCTACTTTATCGTAAGCCTCCTCAATACTCTTACTTGGCACACCTAACATAATATCCATGTTGACTATTACATCATGTATCTTTTCTCTTGCCATTTAACACTCCTATTTTAGCATAGTATTTAACTATAAAACTACCATTTACCAAACAAAAGTTTAAATAACTTGGGTGATAAATCCTCATAGCTCTGTTCGAAAGCAGTCTTGGTTGGTTTGCGTGGTTTATGATTACCACTTCTTTGACTAGCTCTAGATAGTTTATCATAATCTCTAGTCTTCTTAAGTCTTAGCCACAGAGTCTTTTGTCCTACCCCAGTCAAATCTTCTAGCTGCTTTATCGTTACTATTCTACCATCATCAAGAGTATAGTACTTGACTTTATTATTACCTTTGTAGTTAGCCATCTTCTTGAACGTCCTTCCTTAAGGTTTCCCTTGGTTCCCTAGGTTTAGGAATCATGTTAGGATTCTCTTTATGGTACTGCTCTACTTTGTCCATTGTAGGTGCGTAACCATTCTCTTCTAACCACAATACATATGCTCCCATGTAACTCATACTAACCTCCTATGGTGTGTAAATAACATTATCTGATTCTTCAAAAGCATCTACTAATCTATACCCAGTAGCGTCTTCTTCTTTCAGATTACTATACCTAGCATGACATATCTCACATTGTACAATCTCCTCTTGCTCTTCAGCATCGTAAGATTCGTCTACAATTTCAGCACACATGCGTTCTTCTCTTTGATAGTCGCCTCGCCATTCTCTATCTTTGGCTATCTGTTCAGCCTCAGCTTCAGTTTCAGCTTCTATCTCATCGTCAAACTCGAATGTTTTTTCTATTTTTATTTTTACATAGTAAGTATTCATGCTGCTAACCTTATGTTTTCTAGCATTGGTAATACTTTCCTTACCTTCTGCTCTCTAGTAATAACAGTAGCTGCTTGATTAGCTTTGTTTCTAAACTCAGCGTGACTACTCCAGTCAGTCAATGTATTGTACAACGCCCACAAGTTAGCACCCATGTCATCTTGGTACTTAGCATAGATGTTATGTAGGTATTCACCTAGCACCTTACTATCGCCAGCTAAGTTAATGAACACATTATTAACCTGCAACTCATTGACTGGTATATTAGGATACTGCTTCCAGTACTCTGCGTTCTCTGTGTAAACACCTAAGCTCATCCTAAGTTTGTTGACTGCAACCTCTGGTTCTAGACTCTTGGTATGCTTACCATAGAAACTAGAAAAGAAATTACCTATCACTTGTCCATTTAAACAAGCAAGTCTAAGCGCACCTACTAGTGACATGAACTTCCAACTGCCATCGTAACTATTAAGAACAGAAATCTTTAGGTCCATTGGGTCATCCTTTCTAACTTCTATTCTATGAGCAGGAAAAGTATAGGTAACTACAGTTCGCGCACCTCCGTGTGACTGTTGTATATCTCTTGTCATCCCAGTAGTATCTAACCCACTAAGGTATATCGCACGCTCGTAGTCAGGGATTATGTCTGCGTTCTGTATGACATTGTATCCTTTGCCTACAATAGAAAGTATATTACCTTCATCATCTACTACAGCTTTGTGTGTATGTATCTGCTGCTCGTACTCTTCTTCTGTTACACGGTTATTACCTATGTCATACACAACAGCATCTCTAGTCTTGACATACAATGGTTCTGTATGTACTTTGATAAAGTCTTCTGCTGTTAATGCTCTGCCTTGTACATCTGTTAATGTATTGGCTGCATCATATCTATCAGGTACTGGCTCTAGTTGAGAGCTGTATACATTTGGAATATAATCCATATCTATCTCCTATATTATTATTGTTTAGTGCCACCTACTCTACTTTCTAGGATGACATTCTCTATTACCGGGCATTCATCTATATAGTTTTCTACAGAGCAATGCCTAGTTACTTCGCCATGAGGTTCGTGTACTAACTTCTTGTAATCACAATACTCACAGTCGTATCCTTCATCAAACACAGTATCGTATAACTCTACAATCTGCGTTACTAATTGTTTACTCAGACTCATCTTTTAATCCCACTCGTTTAGATATCATCTCTACCATTTCATTTAAAGTTTTGATACATACAACAGCACTATCTATCTTATCTGATAAAGACAATAGCTTTACATCGTGTCTGTTAGTAACTACTACTAGTTCTTGTATAGTTACACGCAAGCCATCGACATCATTTATTAATGTATCAATCTCATCTTGTTTATCATCTAGCTTTTCTTCAAGCCTGTCTGTGTAATATCTAATGTCTTTATCTATATCTATATATGCCATACTAATCTCCTCTATTAAAATAAGTGAGCAGTTTATTAGCAGACTTCATGCTCAGGAAGTGCGATTAGAGGACTACGCTTTACAGTACGGTAGTTTTAGCCTGAACCTCTAAGCTTACTGTTGTAATGTTCTCAGGATACACTATGTTAAATTACAACCAGTAAAGCAGTTTTATGTCATGCTTAGGACTCCTCTCTAGACTTTCAGGACTTCCACCAATTGGCACTAGATACCGGTGAGATGTGTCGGATAAGCTATACATATGTACTCTTAACTCTGGCACAAATAAGTGAGCAGTTTCTTTATACAATCACATACTCAGGTGACCTGTTGTGGCGCCTCGTAGTCTTGTTCCATTTCCCAAGGCAGTTACATGTACTGGCAGGTTCATTAACTACAAACTTCCTCTGCTATCCTCATCATAGATTATGTAAACTCATGGATGGTAGTTGGATAAACTATACATACATGTGCCACAAGTAAGGTATATAACCTACGACAAAACCCCAGAAGAATCCATTGAATCTTTCTTTGTACTTAGGATTCTTGTAATGTTCTATGTTATATTTCATAGGCGCAGCTCCTTGACATCATCAGCTAGCTGCTTCTCCCAATCAACAGGTACAATAGCACCGTTTAATTTATACATATCTTCATCTATCTGCTCTGTATATAAGAACACATTGTCTTCATCATATACTCTGCAAACTAATTCACCCCACTCATTACGATGTACTTCGTTAGGTGGTATTGTTAATACTGACATAATAATCTCCTCTAAGTAAGTGAGTAGTTTAAGGAGAACACAGCTCTTGTTGAGGGTGTACGCATAGTCATACTCAGGACTATTGTTAAAATCCCAGACGAATCTCTTCTATCGCAAGTTGCGAAAGCATTGTAATGTAAAAGAGATTGTTTTACGAACAATAAAAAAAGACAGACAGAAGTTAATCTGCCTGCCTTGATTGAGTTACTTAGTAACACTCATGTTTTCTAACAGAGCCTTAGCCTGTAACATTGCAGATGATGAATTAATATCTGCTGTTGCTGACTTCTTAACAGGTACTGTGTACTCAACAGAGAATTGTTCTTTATGTATATCATAGAGTACAGTTCTTAAAGACTCCATTTCATTTTGAGATACTTGTAAGTTCTCAATGAAATCAACCTTGCGTTGTATTCTATCTTCTTGAACATCGCTACCTGTATAAGCAGATTCACTCATATCTCTTAACTCACTTACTTGTTTAGAGATATATTCTGCTTGAGATTTACATCTATTTTGAACAGACCAGCATAGAGTTTTAACAACAGCACCTAGAGATGAGTATTCCTCATTTCTCATGCCCTCTCTATCAGTCACGACATTATCTTTAGTGAAGTATTTATCAGTTAAGATTTTAGTTAGTTCCTTTTTCATTATCTTACTCCTGTGTTTATTGTTATAAAA